AAACAACATGAAACTATTAGATTTTATTTTTGCAAAACCAAAAAAACAGGAACCGATTAAACACAATACTAAGCGATTGTCATCTGAAAAGCAGTGGGCCGAATTTGATGCCTATATGAGGAAACAGTATGGACGACAAGCTTAATCAGATATTGATAGCCATGCGAAACTACCGCACAAATGGTGATGATAGCAAGTATTTAGAGGATATGGAGGTCATTTTAAATGAAAACAAAAATTGAAATCATGCGTGATTTTTTTAAAGAAAATCCTGAATCAACTCAACGGCAAGCCTCAGAAAAGCTTGGATTTACGGAAAATACAGTTAAACAATATATTTGGAGAGATGTTAAGCGTGGCTACTGTATTAAAGACGAAGAAGGTCGTGTAACTTATCTAAACATTGAAGATGAATTATCGCTTATTAATGAATGGAAAAGTGAAATTAGAAGAGAATTGATTGAACAGTTACTATCAGCTAATCGACATGAAACGTCAAGCGAACAAATTCGTATGAACGCTAAAACAATCAATCAGATTTTAGGAGAAATTTAATGGAAGGTATGAAAAAGTATATCAATGGTCAGATTAAACTAATTGATACTATTGAAGAATGTGTCAAAGAAAAATGGCCTGAATTTGATGATAAAAAAGTACATAAGATATCTTTAGCTATTTACCAAGGATGGTCTCTTACAGATATTAATAGCACACTCGAAGCGATAGAAATGGACTTGGATAGAAAATGAGAGTTTATGTAAACAAAAAAGGTAAACCATCTGTTGAATTTGAGTTTGAAGATCGGCGCGGTGGCATGTTTGATACAAGATTAATGTTAAAAGAATCACCGCTCAAAGAAGAATTTAAATCTGATATGTACAAGGCAATTGATGGTGTTTTAAAAAAATATGAAGACATTTTTGATACTCCTATTTTTAAAGAATTAATAATTGGGAAAGAAGAAGATATTAGAAAAATGATTGATTACGATGATAAATTTACCGAACTTTTTGGAGGGATTAGACATTGAAGATTCTTTCGATTGATCCATCGTCAAATAAGTATGACACAAGCACAACAGGTATTGTTCTATTAGATAATGCTAATTTAATTAAACATTGGGTTGTTGAATATGGTATCAGAGGGTTTCAAAGATGGTTTAACGAGATAGGTGAATGTTTAGATTACGATGTCGTCATTGTTGAAAAATATGAGGTTCGTGAAGCGAACGGTAAGCGTGACAATTCAGTCATAGAAACTATTGCTTGTATTCAAATGTGTTATCCAGATGCTATCCTTCAAAGAAATGCTGGTTACAAATCAGATGTACCTAACTCACTGCTTAAAGCGCTTGACCTCTATAAGTTTAGTAAAAGTCATCATGAAGATGTCAGAGCATCAGCTCGATTAGCTTTGTTTTGGGCAATGAGAAATGACATAAAGGAGGTGATTGATGACATTGGCAGAATTGCAACTACGAAAATGGCAAGCTGAGGCAATCAAGAGAAGTCAATCAGTCGATAAAGGGATATTCTTAGAGGCTTTAGGTGGCAGAGGTAAGACTATCTGCGCTTTGGAAATTTGCAAAGTGAAACGAGTTAAATCGGTGATTATTGTCAACAATCGTTTATCGATACTAAAAGGCTGGCAAGAAACGATTGATAAATTCGGTTATGACAGAGCTATAGCTTTTATGGTAATTACCGATAGATCTCTGAGAAATAAGCTAAAAACAAGCCCTAAAATATCCTGTGACATACTCATTATTGACGAGTGGCAGAATATGTCGAGTGATGCGAATGTTAAGGCATATCGCAAAATAAAGCGCAATTACACTATAGGGTTATCAGCAACTCCTATCCGTAAAAAAGGTCAAAATTTTTATCCATTAGAAAAAACGATTTGGGGATTTGCTAATCCTAATAATAAGTTCGACTGGCAAAAGGTCCATGGGCGAATGGTTTATGATGTGTTTTCTTACTCAAAAGAGAAGTGGGAAGACTTCAAAGACTATGAATCATACATCACAAAATTACCTAACTTCATGCGCTGGGAAGAAATTGAAGACATCGAAAACGCAAAAGAGAATAACGGTTATGAGATCAAGTTCTACCGAAAGATGTTAGATGTCGCAAATCCTGATTTATTAAAAGTATTCAGAGAATTAAACATCGTTCACATTAGAGGTGATACCGCTATGGCTAAGCAATCATTCGGCAAGAAAACTTTTGAAAGATACCTGATCCAAACTGGTGTAGCAATTGACTTTCCAAAACTGAAAGCTATTAATAAAGATAGTCCAATGCTTTTGGAAATCGATAGGCTAATTAAAAATGCACCTCACGGAATGTTAATTGTGAGTGAATCACGACAAATTGTTGACATCATAAAAGAACGAAATTATCATATCGGAATTTGGACTGGAGATAGAAAAGAAGGTATTGATAATCAAATAGTTGTAGCAACAAGCCAGGTTTTAGGTGTTGGTGTTGATGGTTTACAACATCAATTTGAAACGATAGTCATTCTTGATCCAGTAGGTGAAGATAGTGGAAAGTATGACGACTACCGCCAATTGTTGTGGCGAATAACGGGAAGTCGTCAGCAGCATGACGTGAATGTCATAGAATTTTATTTTAAAGGAGAATAGATGTTTAAAATACCAGAGAACAAACCTCAAGTTCCAAAAGACACGCCTAGAAATTTCTTTATCTACGGTGAAACAATGAGTGGTAAATCTTTCTTAGCTAATGAATTTCCAAACCCATTTATTATCAACACGGACGGAAATTCTCAAGCTAATTCAGTACCATCGTATCAACTTTATAATCATAAAGATAAGAACGGGAAAATAACGAAAAGCGTAACAGAGCAACTCGGCGAAATCATTCTAGCTTTCCAAACACAAAAACACGACTATGAGACATTAGTCATTGATGTCATTGATGATGTCGTTGACATGATTTCTTTCGCAATCCAGAATGCGAACGGCGTTGATTCATTAGGAGATATTCCTTTCGGAAAAGGATATGCAATGCAAAAGGATTTTTTAAAGCAAATGGCATCCGATTTAAAACAACTACCAATGAATGTCATTTACATTTCTAGGGTTGATGAAAAATTTGATGATAAAGGAAATGTTTCCAAAGTTGAGCCGTCATTACATAAAAAGCACTTCAATATCTTTAACGGAAATTGCGACCTTATGATTTTGACTGAAAAAATAGGTAGAAATTACACTAGAGAAGTTTCTAGAAAAAGAAAGAATTATTACTCAGAACAAGTTGATGACAAAAACATCTTAAAAATTTTACAAACAATAGACGGTGCAGTTATAAATGGATCTGATCCAGAATTAAAAAAGATATCAAAAACAGAAGTAACTACCGAAGCTAACACTACAGAAAAAGAAATTTTTTAATTAAAAAGGAGAAAACAATATGAGTTTATTAGATATCGCAAAACAAATCAAAAAAGACGGTTACGACCCACGTAAGGACAAAGTTAATAATGGCAATCAAAACCTGCCTGGCGGTGAATACAAGGTTGTCTTGAAAGGTGCTGAAGCTCGTGTATCGGACAGCGGTTGGGAAAGTATCAACTACGCTTTCGAAGTCCGTGATGTTGATAGCGATTATAATGGTCGTATGCAATATATTATGTTTGGAACACAAACAGAATGGAAAGCGAAAAGCGGCAAGTTATTGGACTTAACAAATATGGTTGAGACAACAATTAAATTCTTCCAAAAAGCCGTGGTCTTGTCTGGTGATAATAACTTAACATCAGACTTTGAAGACAATAAAACAATGGAAGAAGCTTTAGTGAGAAAAGCGGTTGGATCTAAATTTATCTTAGTAGTAGATGAATTTAAAAAGCGCAATGGCGAAACTGGTTACAACTACGACTTGTTAGAAGAATTTAACCAAGATGACGCTATGACTACCGATATCGACGATGATGATTTACCGTTTTAATAAATAGAGGTGAGCTATGAAGTCGATGAAAGATTATGCTTTAGCTTATCAAAAACTCGGCTTCTCAGTCTTGCCGATAAGCTTAAACAAGAAAAAACCAATGATTAGTTTTCGAGACAAAAAGGCAATGACTGCTGAAGAAATCGAAAAGTTTTGGACGAATAATCCACAAGCTAACATTGCTTTAAAGACTGATAAATTCTTCGTTATTGATATTGATGTTCACGGCGCCAATGGTTTTGAATCGATGAAGAAATGGGATGGTTTAAAATACATCACACCAACGTTGCAAGCTAAGACGCCAAGCGGCGGTAAACATATCTTCTATTTTAAGCGTGACGATATGACTATTGGTCAAAACATCGGAATGTTGCCTGGTGTTGATATCAAAGCACACCCAAACAATTATGTTCTAGTCGCTCCATCTACGACAGAAAAAGGTCAGTACGAATGGGATATCGAAAAGTCATCAGAGAACGGTACTATAACAACCGCAACTCCTGAATTATTAAGTGCAATCAGTGCATTGAGCAAACGGAGCGAATTAGATGGCGTGAAATATCGCAGACGTATAGACAAAAATGAAAAAACAAAGACAAGTTTGTTATTTGAAACTATCGCAACGGGTTTCGGTGGAGAAGGTGGACGTAACGACAACCTAGCTAGCTTTGTTGGTGGATTGTTAATTAGAAATGTTGATGATGAATACATCTACACACTCGCAAAGATAGCAAATGAAAATGGTGTTGATCCATTAGATAGCAGGGAAGTTCAGCGAACTGTAGAGAGTATAATAGAAACGGATAGGAGGTGATAGCGATTGGCGAGCTAAGAAGCATTTACGAAAAACAACTAGTATTTACAAAGAAAAAAATAGATGGTGAAGAAGTTGAGATTTTAAAATCAGACAGTCCAAAAAATGTTTTATTGTCGATGAAGATTGATAGCAAATTGAGCGAAAATCTTAGGAATAATTCGTTTTCACAAGATTATGAAATCATAAATCCAATTACCTTAGATACCGTAGAGTTAGATAGCGGACAATTACCAAATGACTTTGAAGCTTACTTAACCATTTATTTTGAAAATCATTTAGGTATTGTCTATAAGCGCCAAGCTTTAGAGCAAGGCATGCGCACTTTTTTTGCCGAAAAATCATACAATCCAGTTAAAGAGTACATGGAAAAAGCTTATGATAATTGGGATCATAAAGAAAGGCTGCATAAAGTTTTTCAGCATTGGCTTGGGGTCTCTGATAACGACGGTTTAACTTCAAAAATTGCTGAAATGTTCTTTGTAGGTTGTGTCACTAAAGTTTTTCAAAAAAAAGTTAAATTCGACTATGTTTTAGATTTAGTAGGCGGTCAAGGAGTCGGTAAGACATCGTTCTTACAAAAAATAGGTATGCAATGGTATACGGATGCTGTGACTGACTTTCAAAACAAAGACAATTACGATGTTATGCTTAAAAGTTTAATCGTAAACGACGATGAGATGGTAGCAACTAAAAAAACTTCTTTTGCGGAATTGAAATCATTCATCTCAAAAACAGAAATGGAATATCGCAGACCTTACGACCGAAGAGCTGAGAGGTATGATAAAAACTTCGTTATCGCTAGGACCACTAATGAGCTTGAATATCTTAGAGATAAAACTGGTGAACGTAGGTTTTTACCGATGTTGGCAAATCCTGACTTGCAAAAAAAACATCCTTTAGAGATGTCACAAGAAACTGTTGATCAATTATGGGGCGAAGCTGTAAACCTTTATAAAAAAGGTTATAAATTAAGCTTTGATGAACAAACAGAAAAAGCGTTAGTCGAGTATAGAGAGCAATTTTCTTACAAGGACGAAATTGAACTTCAGATATTAGAGTATTTAGACATGCTTGTTCCTGATGAATGGGAAACGATGTCATTAACTCAACGTAGTCAATTTACTAAATGTTTTTTCAATAATCAAAAATACAGAGACGAAAATCAGGAAGTTTTTAAAGGGGTTAAATTCCAAACCTTTGTGTCGACTAGAGAAATCCTAAAAAATGTTTTTGATGTCGATGTCGCAAGAGGCAATCTCAGTAGAAAAGTAAAAGTCCTCATGGATAATCTTGATGGATGGATGTATGAAACAAAAAGAGTTAACGGAAAATCAACAAGGGGTTATTCAAGAAAAAGTGAATAATTATGGATACATCACGTCATGTAACATAGATGTAGTGATGTAACAAAATAGGTTTTTTAATACATCATGTTACATCACTGATGTAACATGCGTCAAACCCTTGGGAGAGTAGGTTTATAGGATGTTTTTAAGCATACTTAACAAAAACAGTGATGTAACACCCTTCAGACTTAGAGCCACAAGGGTTTAGAAGATAATATATATAGATGTTACATCATATCACTCTATAAAAACTATATATTTTTATTAATAGTTATAAATGCCTTTATATCAACATTCTTAATTTATTATTTTATAAGTGTTCGAAAAATGATGTAACATGTAACAGTAAATAATTATGTTAATAATTATACATAAATGGAGATAATCAATGACATTAGTAGATGATTTTTACAAACAAATGGAGC